ATTGTTCATCTAACCAAGCAGGAATCTTAATAACCTCCCAAGGTGCAATAGCATATTCATCTTGTTGTTTTAATAACCAACCACACAAATCATCATAGTGATACCTTGTGTTAATAATTAAAATAGAACCATTAGGCATAATACGAGTTCTTAAACCTGCAGGATACCACTCTTTAACATATCTACGACCTGCTTCAGAATAAGAATCTTCTTCAGACATAACATCATCTAGTATGGCTATGTGAGCTCCTCGACCTGCTATCTGAGATTTAACACCTGCTGCATAATAACTACCACCTTGATTTGTTTTCCATTTACCTGCAGCTCTAACATCTGTTCTTAATTTAACACCTTTAAATATATTTTGAAACTCTTCAGAGTCTACAACATCTCTAACAGACCGACCAAAGTCTGAAGACAACTGGTCACTATGAGAAACAGTTAATATTTCATGTTCTGGATTACGACCAATATACCATGCAGGAAACAATTTAGAACAAATAACAGATTTAGAGGAACGTGGTGGTAAAAATACCATTAGTCTTTTTATTTGACCACTTTCTAATTGTTTTAATGCTATGACTTCCTCTGGTGTTAACATGTAGTTACACACAAAAGGTCCCCAATGTAAAAATCTATATTCTATTCTTCTAGTATCTTCTGTCATGACTTCCTTCCATAGAGTTTATAATATGAGAAACTGCTTTTGTAAAAAGCGTTTTCACGCGCGCGCGTAGGGTTTCCACTGAAGCACATTGTAACACCATTGTAGCAGCATTGTAGCAGTAATTTATCTAGTAATATCAATGATTTAAGTCTATTGTAGCATTGTATCACTATATTTTTCAAAAATTTTTTTATAAACATAAATCTCATGTAGAATACTCTATGGACCCTTGGTCCCTGATGCCTGTTGCTTGTAGTATTGACCCACTCTACCTAACCAAGTCCACATAAAGTGTTGAAATTCCTTACCATGTGACACGTATCTTAAAACATCGCCACCTTTAACGCTAATTAGAATCACTCCAGATTGTATGTTAGTACCATACAC